ATCGGGGACCTAGTCCAGATCCTCCAGACGGACTACGAGCCCGCTCTGGGCGTCGTAGGCGTGCTGGAAGCCATCGACGGCAATGGCTTCCAGGTGCGTACCGCCCGGGGGAAGTGCTACTGGGGGATGACGGTGATGTCGATGGCGGGCATTACCGATATCGCGAGTGCCCGCGCGACCAGCCCCGTCGCAGATGCCGACGCGGCTTGAGAAGACACCACATCGAAACCCCGGTCGGGCGTACCCGACCGGGGTTTTCATTGTTTAGTCGAGAAAACTGGGCTAGACTTGAAGGGTAGGTATCGCGACCACCCGGGGAGTTCCGCCCATGAAGCGCACCATCTTGAACGAGGCGCTGGCCACCGCCATGGCCATCGCCGCCACCGGCACCGAAAACGGCAGCATGAACGACACCTTGAGCCGCCAGCTCGAGATGCTCTATCCCTCCGAGCGGGAGACTTTCGCCAAGGCCGTAGCGGTGCTCGCCCGCGCCACCGGCAGCGTGCCGCAGTCGAGCTGGGAAGCCGAGGCTGACCTGACGATCCTGACCTGGGACATTTCCGACGCCATCGCGAAGGGCGCGCCCGGTCTCGACCTCGACTCGGACGCCATCGAGGCGGCACTCCCGGCCTTCATCGCCGATGTGCAGGCCAGGACGGCGGCCGCCGAATGAACACGATCGTTGTCGACGGAATCGAGTCGACCCGCCGTCGCCGCCGCGCCACGGTGCGCCCAAGGAAAATTGTCGAGGTGGTCAACGACCACGAAGCCGACTGTTCTTGCGGAATTCCCGGTCGGCGGTTCGAGCCCGGCGCGTCCCTGGCGACGTTGATGGCGCACGAGGTGGACGAGGACGTTGTCGCCGTTGCGGAGTATTGGTGGCCGTCCCGATGAATGACGCCGAGCGCAAGGCCATCCGCGCCTGGAACAAGGAGGTCAAGGCCGGGCGCAAGCCGACGACACGGCCGAACAGCGCGGACACCGGCACCGGGCGGGCCAACATGGACTACCCGGACAAGCGGGACAACCGGAACCGGCGCGAGACACCCAACAACGTCGGGCGGGGCAAGCGCTCCCGCTAGTAGAATGGCCTTCCGTACCTCCTGACCGGCCCGGACACCCGCGTGGTGGCCGGGCCGTTTCCGCGCTCGCAGATACCCTCAAGGGTGGAGTCGATCAACGGAGGAAAGTGTGCCGCGCTCGTTCCTGCCCGCGCTTCGGGGTGCGCTGGGCCTGGAGACAAAGGGCCTCTCTGAGCGGGTGCGGGCCTCCAGCTCGATCTACGCGGTGCCCGGCCAGCCGCTACTGTCCGGGCGCTGGAATGTCCGGAAAGCGGTCCGGGAGGGCTATCAGGCCAACCCGCTGGTGTTCCGGGCGATCGAGGTCATCGCTACCAACGCCATCAAACAGAAGATCATTTTCCGGCAGGGTGACCCGGACGACGGCGACCCGATCACCCAGATCTCCCAGGACCCGAGCCGGGTGCTCTACACGCTGAACCGGCGGGCCAACCCGTGGGAAACCGCGAAGATCTTCCGGCACCGGCTGGTCGCCCAGTTCATGCTCTCCTCCAAGGGCGTGTTCATCGAGGTGGTGCGCTCCCGCAGCGGCGGTATCGCCCTACTCAATGTGCTGGACCCCGACATCGTGGACATCCTGCCGCAGGAGCGCCGCGACGCCTCCGGCAAGGTGATCGACACCGACCCGCTCGGCACCTTCCAGGTGCAGGTGCCCTCCGCCGGCTACGAATACCTGCCCCGCTACCGGCCTGAGGCCTCCGTCGCCGAGCAGCCCTCCTCGGTGCTGTGGCTGCGTAGCCCGCACCCGACGGTGATGTGGGAGGGCATGAGCCCCACCGAGGCCGCCGCGATGAGCATTGACCTGGACAAGTACGCCCGGGTCTACAACAAGCGGTTCCTGCAAAACGACGGCCGCCCGGGCGGGCTGATCTCGGTGAAGGGCACCATCACCCCGGACACCGAGGAGCGCATCCAGGCCCAGTTCATGGGCGGGCCGAACAGCGCCGGGCACCCGGTGGTGATCGGTGCCGACCAGCTCTCCTATGTCGATACCGCCGGCTCGCCGCGCGATATGCAGTGGGGCGACCTCTCCGACTTCACCCGCCGCGACATCGCCATCGCCTTCGGGGTGCCGGAGTCCGTGCTCGGCGACGCGTCGGGTCGGAGCTGGGACAACGCGGACGCGGAGTACGGCATGTTCTGGGAGCACCGGATGCAGCCGCTGCTGGACATGCTCGATGACCAGCTGGACGTGCTCACCGGCGGCGGCTTCGATGACGACCTGTATCTGCGGCACGACACGTCCCGGGTATGGGTGCTGGGCCGGCACAAGCGGGAACGCCAGGACCGGGCCGGTAAAGACTTCGACCGCGGCGTGCTCACCGTGGACGAGTACCGCAAAGAGCTGGAGATGGAGCCGCTCGAGGTCCCGGCCACCCGCGTGTTGTGGCTGGCCGCCGGCAAGATCCCGGCCGGGTCGGACACCCAGGACACCACCGACGCCGCCGGGCTCCAACAGGTCGGCATGGGCCAGCTGGCCAACCCGGCCGCCGAAGCCCAGGCCGGTGCCCAGCTCGGCTCGCAGGCCGGGGCCCAGCTCGCCGCGGACAACACCCAGGCCTCCCAGCTGCGCCTGGCCGCCGGCCAGGACCGCGGCGGGGGCGGGCTGGAGCGCCGCGACATTCTCGGAGGCGAGGTAGATCAGGGTGAGCACTCCCGCGCGCGAGACGACGTCCTCCCCCTCCGCCCCGAAGAGTGGCGATGACCTCGACCCGCTGGCGGTAGACGCGCTCTACCCGCGGGAAGCCACCCCCGACCCGGCACCCGGCCCGCTGCGGGACGCGCTGGCCGCGGTCGGCGAACGCCGCGCCGCAGCGAACGAGGACGCGCTGGCCGCCCCCCTGGAGGCCTACCTGGACCGGTTCCTCGGGGTGGTCACCTCCCGGCTGGCCGGGCCGAAGGCGCGGCGCGGCACCAAGTTCTGGGAGGGCGCGCAGCACGGGCCGCCGCGCGAGGTGAAGGCGCTGGATCCCAGCTACGTGGTGCCGGACAAGCTGGTCACCGAGGTGGAGGACGCGATCCGGCCGGTGGCGCTGCGGGTGGCCGTGGACGCGGGGGCGGATGTGGCCCGACGGCTGGGCATGCTGCCCGACGATGAGCGCGGCGACGGCATGTTCGCGGTGGATCAGTCGCGGGTGGAGGCCGCGGTGGAGGACGCCATCGCCCGCATCCTCGGGGTGGCCCGGCATCACGCGGACGAGATCCGGGGCGAGATCACCGGGGCGGACGCGGACGAGGCGAGCCTGGACGCGGTGCTGGAGCGGGTGAAGGCCGCGCACGAGCGCGGCGGCAACTGGGTGCGCATGTCCGGGCGGACCCTGGCGAACGCGCTGGCCAACGAGGCCGCGCTGCGCGAGGCCGAAGCGCTGGGCGTCACCCACGCACAATGGATGTGCAAGATCGACAACCGGGTCAGGGGCACCCATAAAGTGGCCGACGGGCAGGTCCGGGGCATCGGCGACGAGTTCCAGGTGGGCTCCTGGACACTGCGGTTCCCGGCCGACCCGAAAGACCTTCCGGCCAGCTGGGCCGAAGTCGCGCAGTGCCGGTGCGCGCTGCTGGTGCGGCGGCCGCCGAAGGCCTCCACCGACGCGCTGCGCCTGCTGGCCACCGACACCGCGCCGGGGGCGGCGGGCGCGGCCGCGGAGAAGCTGCTGCGCCTGGTGCCGCAGGCCGCGGACGAACCCACCCCGGTCACCCTGGACAAGCCGGTGGCCGCCTACCGCGTGCTGGAGGCCCCGCTGGCCGCGGTGCCGGGCCAGTGGCTGGCGTTGCGCGCCCCGATCGTGCTGGGCCTGGTCGCCCCGGCCGCGGCCAGCGAGACCGCCCCGGTGCTGGCGGTGGCGATCCCGGCGGGCGCCCAGGTGGTGGTCTCGAACGGCACGGTGGTGCTCGCCGAGGGCTCGGCACTGGAGGTGGTGGGTGCGACCGGGGCGAGCATCGAAGCACGGCTCGTGACATGAGCGGGCCCCCGCGCCGCAGAGTTCGCGGGGGCCGCCCAGTTCCGTCCGGCAGGGGCCCGTAACTCGCCAACCGAGGAGAGATTTCGAAGGCCTTGCCGCAGGACAGCGTACGAGCGGGCGAAACCCCCGCGCAACCGGGCCGCGCGCGCGTCGCGCCCGGGCGACCCTCAGGGTGCCTGCGATCATGACCAGGCAGGAGACGACTACGCGGCCCGGCAGGGGAGACATGCCAGACCAGCTCGAGCACAAGAAGGACTACTCGAAGGACAAGCGCGACGAGATGGCCAAGGACGGCCGCTCGCTCGCCGATGGCAGCTTCCCGATCAACGACCGGGGCGACCTGGAAGATGCGATCTCCGCCTACGGGCGCACCAAGGACTCGAAGAAACCGCAGGTCCGCCGGCACATCCGCAAGCACGCCAAGAGGCTGGGTATGACGCACAAGCTGGACAAGCTGAAGGAAGAGAAGGCCGCCTCCGGCCCGCCGCAGTTCGTCAAGGACAAGAACAAGTCCGGCAAGGGCCGCCCGTCCGACGACAAGGGCGGCACCGCGGACACCGGCATCAACAACATCGGCGACCTGGCCAAGAAGATCAAGACGTATAAGACGGCCAAGGCCGACGCCAAGCCGGACCTGTGGAAAGAGATCCAGGCCGCCGCCAAGAAGCTGAAGGCCACCAACATGCTCTCCGGCCTGGACGCGCCACCCGACCAGGAAAAGGCGCTGATGGAGGCCGCGTGGCTGGAATCCAAGGTGGCCTCACCGGACCCGAACGCGGTCAAGCTGCGCGAGTACTGGGCGCACGGCAAGGGCCGGGCCAAGTGGTCCCCCGGAGTGCCCGGCGACTTCAACCGGCTGGTGCGCCACCTGCGCAAATACGTGCACAACCCGCACATGCTCAAAGGTCTGGCGGCCAACATCCACCACCTGGCGCTGGGCGCCTGGCCGGGCCGGGAACACGCCAAGTCCGCGCTGGACTGGATCGACGACGGGTGCCCGCTGGAGGCGAAGGAAATCGAGCACGGCGACGAATACCTGGAACTCAAGCTGGCCCGCGACGAGCTGGAGAAACTGCTCTCCGGCGCGGACGAGGAGGACGACGACGAGTCCCTCGAGGATCCGGCCGAAGAGGCCACCGAAACCCCGGACCAGGAGGCCACCGAGGGCGACGCCGAGGCCGCGCTGACCGAGGAGGAGGCCACCGAGCAGGCCCTGGCCGACGATGTGCACTGGGACCTGCAACCGGACGGCACCCTCGATCAGGGTGACGACGAGTCCGCGGAGGACCCGGCCGAAGAGGCCACCGAAACCCCGGAGGAAGAGGCCGCCGAGGGCGACGACGACGGGGGAGAGCTGGATTCGCTGTTCGACCTGATCCGCAGGCGACCCGGGGCTAGCGCCTGATGCCCACCCCGGTCCTGCCCACCCGGGTCACGGTGACCATCTCCGAGATCGACGCGGGGGGCACCGCGCTGGAAGGCCGGGTGATCTTTACGCCGTCGGTGAAGTCGAAAACCGACGACGGCACCGCCATCAACACCACCCCGGTGATCGTGCACGTGACCGCCGGTGCGGCCTCCACCGAGCTGGTCGCCACCGACGCGGCCGGGGTCACCCCCTCCGGCTGGCTCTATCGGGTGGACAAGGTGCTGGGCCCGCCCGGCTCCTCCGGCGCGCTGGGCACCGACGCCTGGGTGCGGGAAACCTTCTGGGTGAGCCTGCCCGCCGCGAACCCGACGGTGAACCTGGACGATCTGACCCGGGTGGAGGCGCCACCCACCACCCAGTTCGAGGTCACCAAGGTGTCCGGGGTGCCCGCCGACGTGACCGGCAACGTGCCGCTGACCGGGACCGACCTCGAGCTGGCCGGCATCGGGTTCATCGGCACCGGCTCCCGTGGCGTCGCCAACGGGGTGGCCACCCTGGATTCCGCCGTGCACGTGCCGATGACCCAGCTGGCGCAGGGCGCGAACGGGGTGGCCACCCTGGATGCCACCGCGCACGTGCCGACCGCCCAGCTGCCGACCGGGGTGGTCAACCAGACGGTGGGCACCACGGCCGGCACGGTCGCCGCCGGGGACGATTCCCGGATCACCGTCACCCAGTCCGGCACCATCGGCAACACCGTGCTGGGCACCCGGGTGACCACCCTGGAGGGGCAGAAGTCCGGTTCTTCCTACGGCATCTGGGCCGATAACGGGGGCAACGTCAACGGCCAGAGCGTCGCCCAAGGGGTCGGCGGCGGCGACGGCGGATCCAAGATCACCGACATTGGCACCGTGGTGGAGACCCCGGTGGGCTGCTCGCTGGCCTCCGGCACGCTCACCGCGACCGTCGCGGGCAAGTGGCTTTTTCACCTGAGCACGCAATACACCGGCGGCAACACCGCGGAGCGGGCCATCTACCTGTGCAAGTCGACCGTCGCCAATAACCCCCCGGGCACCCGCTACGGGCTGATTGCCGCCCCGTCGGTGGACGCGCTGGCCACCTCGTGCCGGATCACGCTGACCGCCGGCCAGCAGGTCAGCGTGTATGTGGCGTGCTGGACCACCAGTGCGTCGGTGACGTTGTGGAAGGCCGGGGGCAACGTTCTGACAGCCACCTGGCTGGGGCCGTAAGAGAAGGAGAGCCAGTGAGCGCACCAGGCCTCGAGTACAAGGACGCCGCCACCGTGTCCGCACCGGACGAGGCCGGCACGGTGGATGCCCTGGTGGCGGTCACCGGGGTCAAGGACGAGGTGGGCGACATCATCGAACCCGGTGCGTTCGCCCGCACGTTGACCCAGCGCAAGCCGAAGGTGTGTTTCGGGCACGACTGGACGCGGCCGATCGGCAAGTCGCTGACCATCAAGGAACTGTTACCGGGCGACCCGAGCCTGCCGGCGAGGACCGCGGACGGCTCGCCGTGGCCGAAGGAGGCGGGCGCGGTGCTGGCCCGGGCCCGGTTCAACCTGGACGAGCCGGACGGGGCGCGGGCGTACCGGGCGCTGAAGTTCTACGGCCCGGAGGAGTCCAGCTTCTCCATCGGCTACAAGGTGGTGCCGGAGAAGACCAGCAAGCGCGACGGCATCCGCTACATCGGTGACCTGGACCTGTTCGAGTACTCGCCGGTGCTGCATCCGGCGAACAAGTTGGCCGGCCTGCAAGGCCTCAAACACTTTGATAATCCAGCTGACGCGACTAGTCTTGTACCCATGGAGCATAAGACCCGCCGGGTGCACGACTCGTCCTACTGGGGCTACCCGGTCGGCACCCCGATCACGGCGAACATGAAGCCGCGCGGGCACGCCGCCCGCAAGCTGCGCAAACAGGGCCACGTTCCCTCCCGCGGGGTCGGCACCACGGAGTCGGTGAATCCGGCCACCGGAAAACCGGCCCCGGCCCGCGGCACCGACGCGGGCCGCGCCGCGCAAACCGCGGCCGAAGGCCTGTTCCCGGAGCCCTCCGGCGAGGGCACCCGGCTGCGCGCCCGCGCCCCGCGCGGCGCCGACGAGCAGCACCTCAATGACCTCACCCACGCGCTGGGCTCCGACGACAGCTCAGGCCAGGATGACGCGTTCGCCGGCCTGCTGGATGAGGGCATTACCCCCGCCGAGCTGGAGCAAGACCTCACCGACGCGCAGCGGCCGACCCACGTGGACGAGGCGGACTGGTCCGCCCGCACCCAGGACGCGGTCAACGAATACCGGGCCCGCTACCGCCGCGAGGTGCGCCGTCAGGGTGGCGAAGACGCGGGTGGCGACACCGCCCCGGGCGGCGACGGGGCAACCCCCGACGGTGGGACACCGGCCGAACCGACCCAGCCCGATGGTGGCGGAACGCCACCCGCGCCGACACCGGACACCGGCGGGTCTGCGCCGACACCGGACGCGACACCGGACGCGACACCGGAACCGGACACCGGGGGCCCGGTGCACCCGCTCTCCCCGGAGGACTACCGCAAGGCCCAGGACCGGGCGCTGACACTGCGCTCCCGGGCCCGCGCCGTGTCCGGCCGCGCCGAGGCCGCCCGCGGCACCAACACCAAGATCGACCAGGCGGAGCGGGTCGCCGCCGAAGCCCCCCAGACCATCGAAAACCCGCCCGAGGGGGCCGTGCTGGTCGCCGGCGGCCGCATCGCGCTGGTCAACCCCGGCAAGGCTTCCTGGCAGCTTCAGACCGCCGACGGGAAAGGTTTCGCCAGCGCCTCGATGCTCGGCGAGGCGGGCTCCCGCAAGTCCGTCAAGCTGAACCGCACCCAGGCCGATTCGCTGGCCAAGCGCATCGCCGCGATCACCGACAGCCAGGGCAACCGGATCCCCACCACCTCCCCCAACTCCGGGGACTGGGTGCAAGGCTTCCGGGACGCGCAGGGCCGCGACGCGCAGGTGGCCATTCACGCGGCGGTCGCCGACTGGGCCGACGAAAACAACATCACCGTGCCCGGCCACGTGCGCCACCTCGGTGACCGTCCCGGTCAGGGCCGCCCCGCGATCCCCGGCGAAGTCGACGCCGACGGCTTCCACCAAGCCGAGGACCCCGACCACATCGCGGCCGGGGACGAGGTGCGGTTGCCGGACGGCACCGTGCACACGGTCGCCGAGAACCGCTCACCCGCCACCGGGCGGGGCGGCGGCTATCAGTCCGGGCGTCGTACCTGGACGCTGACCTTTGAGGACGGCGGCGAATACCCGATCCCCGAGGGCACCAAGCTGGACGTGCGCTACGCCCAGGACCCGGCCGACACCGGCGACCCGGGCATGGGCTTCAGCTCCGACCCGACACCCCGGGGCGTCACCGAAGCGCAGATGGCATCCGAATCCGGCGCCGACCGGAACGCCCAGGCACGCCTGGAGGACTTCAAGCGCGCCCAGGCCGACTCGGTACCGGCCGGCACCCGCGTGCTCTACACCCCGAAGGACGACGGCTACAAGGACACCCGCCCCCGCGTCGGTACCGCCACCGACCGGATGGAAAACGTCCAGGGCGACTGGTTCCGGGTCCTCCAGTACGACGACGGCACCCAGGACGCGGTGCGCACCAAGGCGCTGCGCGACAAGGGCCTGCTCACCGAGTCCCCGAGCCCCGGCCAGGAGGCCGACGCACGCCGCCAGTGGGGGCTGGACGAGGGTGGCGGCGACACCGCCCCCGACGGCGGGGAACCGACCCCGGAACCGGACGTCACGCCCGACGGCGGGGCAACCCCCGACGGCGGGGCACCGGCTGAGCCGACCGCGCAGGCCCGTACGGCCATCACTGCCGCTCACCTCCAGGTCGGGCAGGAAACCAACCCCGATGGCACGCGGCGCATCGAGAAGCATCTCCCGCCCCCGCGCGCCCGGCGCGGCGCCGGTGGCGCCACTATCCGCTCCGGGCCGACCGACAAGCCGGTGGCGCTGCTCGGCGCGGACGGGCAGATCTACACCCTCGGCGCCGGGGAGAACCGGCGCGCGGTGCCCGACGGCGCGCTCGAGGAGTTTCTGCGCCGCGCGAATGACGAGGTGAGCCTGGACTCGAAGTGGGACTCGCAGAAGGCGTTGCGCGAGATCCTCGGCGAGCCGGAACCGGCACCGGAGCAGTTCACCGGCATCGAACTGCCGTTTACCCAGCCCAAGGTGATGGCCGATCTGATGTTCGGCGGCCGGGCCCCCGGCGCCGTGCGGATGAAGAACGGTGTGCAGGTCAACGACCCGGACGCGTTCGAGTCGTGGCTGGATGGCAAGGCCAACGAGAAGTTGCCGCGCGGCAGTTCGACTCAACGGAAAAGCCAGAAGCGGGCCGCCGGGGATCTGCTTTCCGCGCTGCGCAAGGCGCGTCAGGACCAGGAAGGCGGCGACGGAACTCCCGACGGCGGGGGAACACCCGACGGGGGAACTCCCGACGGCGGGGCGCCGAGCGAGCCGACCCCGACGGAACCGACCCCGCCTGACGGCGGTCCGGACGGTGGCGGGACACCACCGGGGCCGGACGCCACCCCCGCAGGCGAGACCACCCCGCCGGAGGGCACCAACCAGCCACCGGAGGTGACCCCGCCCGGCGCCGAGGAACCGCCCGGCGGGCTGGGCCCCTCCGAGGTGGAGCTGACCCGGGAAGAGGTGGACGCGGCCGAATCCGCCGCCGACGAGGCGCTGGGCATGTCCGAGGGCCCGGACGGTGAACTGGAGGCCGCCCCGGACGTGGCTGACCGGCAGGACCGGGTGGAGAGCCTGCTGGGCCGTGCCCAGGCCGGGGACCTGGACCTGGCCAACACCAGCGACGGTGACCTGAGTGTCGGGCGCCGGGACCTGGTGGACGAGCTGCGGTTGCAGGAGGCCGTCGCGCGCCGCGACCGGCGCCGCAACGCCGAGGGGGGCGGGCCGGGCCCGCCGCCACCGGGAGGAGCGACCGGCGGCACCGACGGCACCGACGGTGAAGGCGGCGGAACCGAACCCGCCCCGCCCGAACCTACGGCCCCGACCCGGCGCCCCGGGCTGGCCGGGGCCGCCGAAGACCTGGCCGAAGCCCTGGAAGGCCAAGACGGGCAGGCCCGCGCGGACGCGATAGCGCGGCTGGAGTCCTCGCTGCGCCGCTCCCGCACCGACTCCGAACACACCGACACGTTGCGTGCCGCGATCGGCGCACACACCGATCTGGCCGCCGCCATCGAGGCCGGCGATGTCACCGCGGAGACGCTGCGCCAGTTCGCCGAAGACCTGCGTTCCGAACGCCGTGACCAGCGCAACCAGCGGGCCCGGGACCGGCGCCTGGTCAAGCGCCTGGAGCGGGAACGGGTGCGCGCCCTGCTCGGTGAATACGACGCGGAGCTGCGTCGCCGCAACCTCAACCCGGACGACTACGGCGGCCCGGCACCGGCCGATGCCGGACCGGACGCGCCCGCCGTCCCGGGAGAACCGGACACCGGCGGGGAGAGTGGGGCCGGGCCCGCCCCGGCTGAGCCCGGCCCCACCCAGACTAGAGGTGTTACAGCCGGCACCCGATTGGCGCAATCCGTTCGTGACGCGCCGTTCAGACTTGTGTCGCCTGACGAATCCGACTACACCCCACCAGTCGGAGCGGATGCTACACACCCTGCCAACCTCCGCCGCGAGGCCCTCACCACCGCATACGCGCCGGTAACCCGCGACTACACCGGGGTACTCGAGGCCGCCAGCGACGAGGAACTGCACCGTGCCGACGGGCAGATCCGGGCCCGGCTGCGCAGCCAGAACCAGGACGACTCCGCCTACGGTGTCGGGCTACTCATCGGCGCCCTGCTGCCGGCCGCGCAGCGCGGCGACTACCTGAATGCGATGCGCACCGCGGGCGACGACTACCAGCGCAACCTGGCCGCCCTCCAGGAGCGCGCCGACCGGGGCGATGCGCCCAACGCCGAACGGCCCAACCTGGCCACCGTGCAACCCAACCGGGTCGGCTGGGGCGGCGGGCTGGACGGGCTGGCCCCGCGCCCGATGGACCCGCCGCACGGCCCCGCGCCCTTCGCCTCGGTGGGTGAGGCGAAAACCCACCTGAAAGGCCTGGAGGCCCCGTCCGGGCTGACCGGCTACGACGTGCGCCGCTGGTCCGAGGACCGGGACGAGCTGTTGCGGCTGATGGACGCCGCCGGACCGGACGTGTACCTCTCCCCGGGCGGCGGACTGGTCACCTTCAAGGGCAAGACCGCCGACGGGACACGCTGGTTCGTGCACCACACCGGCACCGGGGAGTCCGTGGCGGAGCTGTTTTCCTCCATCGGTGGCGGCTTCAACCTCCGCCCCGACACCAGCAGCACCCGCCCCTATGCCCGCTACGACCTGGACGGCCCCGGCGCCCGCCGGTTCATGGGCGCCCTGGAAGGCCTGCGCGACGGCGACGGGCGGCAGGCCGACTGGACCGTCACCGACCGGCAGGCACTGGCCGACTCCGCGCTCGGCTGGCGGGACTTCTCCAGCGACGGGGTGCTGCGCCCCGCCCAGGTGCGCGGCTCCTACCGCCCGCAGGACAGCCTGGAAGACGCCGCCCTGCTCGAGGCCATCCGCCCCGACCTGCCCCGCTACGCGGGCACGCTGGCGCTGTCCCGCGCGGTGGAGGGTGCGGCCGGTGCCCGCCCGCCGTCCGGGCGCACCGCGATCCAGGCCCGCGGTGTTGACCAGCACTTGTCATCCGCAATTGCGGATTACAACTTCGGCCGCAAACGCAAGGACGGTCTCACCGAAGACCGCACCCCGGAGCAGCTGAAATCCGACAAGGCCACCGGCCTGGTGGTCGCCCAAGCGCGGGCGCTGGCCAAACTGGGCCACCCCGATCAAGCCGTGGCGCTGTTGCACGGCCGGGCCGGGGAACTCGAGGCCAGCGACCAGAAGCGCATCCCCCGCTACAGCTCGGACCGGCTGCGGAACCTCTCGCAAGACCTCGCCGAGCTGTACTCCCCGGCCGAATCCGAGATGGACCGGCTCCTCGGCGCCGAGGAGGGCGACTCGCTGGCCGTCGTGTCCGGCGGCCCGACCGGGGACGACGGCCGGTTCGAGGCGTGGCGACTGACCGGCGCCCCGGAGCTGATCCACCGTCGCCCGGACGGCACCACCACCTACCAGATCCCGGTGACCAGCTCCGAGGGCTCCCGTCAGGTTCTGGTGGACACCGGCTACCCGTACGCGTTCCGGATGCACACCATCACCGACGCCGACTGGGCCACCAACTTCGGGCCGGGCCAGAACGCCACCGACTCCTGGGCAGTGTTCCGGGCCGCCGACGGACAGAACGCCCCGGCCAGCGCCGAGGAGGTGCAGGCCGCCTCCCAGCGGGTGGTCAACGAATTCGAACAGACGCTGCGGGGCGGTGAACCGGCGCCCGACCCGGGCCCTGAGGACGGCCCCGGGATAGAGGGCGAGCACCCGGTGGCCGCGACCGCAACCCCGCTCGCCGTAGCCGACATCCGCGGCGGGGACCTGATCTCCGTGCCCAGCACCGGGCAAGGCTCCCCGCTGGTCGGACACGTGCTCGAGATCAACGAGAACGAGGGGGGCTACCGCTCGCTGCACCTGCTCACCGAGGACAACGAGGTGCGCATCCTGCCGCTGGCCGACGACGGCGTGGTCAGCCGGCTGGACCTGCATGACACCGAAATGGCCGCCCGGCTACCGGACTTCTCCGGGCGCACCATCTCCCTGGGCTCGCTGGCCGGGGACTCGCTGTCCGGGCTGCCGGAGGGCACCCCGGTACAGATCTCCGTCGGCTACCGCGGGGACGAGGACAACCCGCAGATCGTGCTGGCCACCGGCGAAATCGCCACCACCGGCGAGGCCCGCGTCCGCACCCCCGACGGGCGGTTGCTTTCGATTGGTGACCTGGTCGAGATGAATCCTTCGCGCACGGCCTATCCGATGGTGGAGGTGGCCATGCCGGAGGGGGACCTGGTCACCGGCTACGTGGGCCCGGTGAAACCGGTCGATCTGGCGCCGGGGGACCGGGTGCAGGTGTATGCCACGGTCAACGACCCGGACGGCGGCGCGGACTACCTCACCGGCACCTGGCTGCCCGGCTGGGCCGAACACGTGGAACGCCGCGCCGACGGCGAGGTCTCCGGGGTGCTGGTCCGGTTGCCCTCCGGCGGGGTGGTGTATCACGACATCCGCTACGGGCAGAGCAACGAGATCCGCCGCACCGGCGGGCCCACCAAGGCCACCAAGGCCGCGGTGGCCACCGCCGAGGCCACCTCCGAACGCGCCCAGCGCGACATCCGGAACGTGCCGCTGACTGATGCCGAGTGGATGATCCGCGACATGGTGTTCGCCGAGGATGATCTGCCCAGCAGCGACGAACCGCTCTCGGCTCGCCTGGGCGCGCTGGCCACCCAGATCGAGGCCGCCGAGGTCGACCTGGGCAGCTGGAGCGCCGGCTTGACCGGGACCCCGATCTCTGCGAGCAGCAAGCTGGCCGTCTTTTTCGACGGGGAAGACCCCTACGCGGTCAGCACCCCCAGTGAGGCCGGATTGCGGGCGGCCACCGAGTTCATGCGCGGCTACACGGCCCGACTGATGCGCGCCGCGGCCGCCTCCGTACGTGAGTTCGAGGCCATTAGCTACGACGATTCGCAGCTGGCCCGGCAGCAACGACTGTCCGCCGCGCGGTCCGCGGTCAGCTCCTCGCTGCTGCGGGTACGGGCCGGGCGGTCCCTGCTGGCCGCGCACTCCCGCGCCCGCGCCCAGCGACTGGCCAGCCTGCCCGCCGACGACGCGGCCACCTCCATCCCCAAGTCCCGGCGCAAGGCGCTGGACACCGCGGTGGCCAAGGAATACCGCCGCCACCTCGACCGGGCGGTCATCGCGCTGTACGAGTCCGGGGTGGGTGGCCTCCCGACGCCGGACCAGGTGCGGGAGACGTTCGGGCCGCGGGAACACGCCGGACGTGGTTTCGATGCCGAGCTGGCCGCCGTGGTCGGCGATGACGAGAAGATCCGCGCCGAGGCCCGCGGTCAGATCATGTCCGCGTTGATCGATGCGGTGACCGACGAGATCCGCGCCAACGGCCATGTCAATCGGGAGATCTACAGCGTGCGGCGCCGGGCGGCCAGCAGGGACCCGGACCGGCGCAAGATTCCGGCGAAGGTCACCAACGCGGTGGACGTCAGCCTGAACCAGGCGCTGACCGGCCGGGTACGGGTGGACTCCTCGGCACCGTTCGAGGCGCGCATCGCCGCCTTGCACGAGCAGCTGGGCAGTGCCGGGTTCGGGCACGTACCGGTCTCCAGCTACCAGTTGCACGGCGACTTCGAGGCCGCCCTCGCGGGCCGGGTCGAGTTGACCGAGGTGCCCGGAAAGATGCTGGACATCAACCCCGAGGACAAGGGCCCGGGCAGCACCATGCTGCGGCACATGGCGGTACTGCGGGCGATCGGGGACGAGATGCGCACCGAGTCCGCGGCCCGCGCGGAAAAATGGCTGGGCAACGACCTGTCCTACGCCAGCATGCAAACCGAGCGGGACAACCGGCAGGCCCGGCTGGATAAGGTCCAGGACGACTACGAGCAGGCCAGGGACAAGGCCCGGGCACCGGTGCGGGCGGACCTGGACGCCGCCGCCGAGGAGCTGGGCCTGGACCTCGCCGGGAACAAGATGGATTCGCTGGTGGACGCCACCATTCGGCGGGAGGACCGGATCGAGAAGTTCTCCAAGTTCTTCGCCCCGGACCTGCGCGCGGCGATGTGGGCCGCCCGGGACAAGCATGACGCGGTGCTGGCCCGCGCCCAGGCCGCCAAGGACGAACTGGATCGGGAGTTCACCACCGGCCACAACTGGGAACGGGACATTGAACGCAAGGAAGCCGAAGCCGTCGCGCGCGGGCGCCGGGAGGCGCTCGCCGCGGTGCGCGCGATGGGCGGCTCACTGCCGGGCCTCCAGATCGGGCCGGATCAGGGCATGGACCGGAGCGCCATGAAGGACGTCATGGCGTTCGCGTCGGATCACTACCCGGCCGACTGGCTGGGCAAGACGCGCCCGCTGGTGGTGGGCCAGTACGAGTCGCGCGGCTGGTACCAGGACGCCGACAGCAGGATCAACCTGGGCACCCGGGGGCTTGACGAGAAGGACTACGCCGGCGCCTACGGCGGCATTGCCCTGCACGAGCTGGGTCACCACATGGAACGCGTGGTGGACGGGCTGGGCCTCGCCCAGTGGGCCTTCCACCATTCCCGCACCACCACCGGGGCGATCGGGGCGCGCCGCTACGAGCAGCTGAAACCGCTCTCCGAGGTCACCGGTAGCGACAGCTACGGCCCGAACGAGCTGACCTATGCCGACTCGTTCCCGGCGGCCTACACCGGCAAGGTGTACAACCTGCACGGAGGGGCGGATATGGAGAATGCCTCCTGGGAAGTGTTCACCACCGGCATCGAGTCGCTGTTCGCCGGCTCGAACTACCTGGACGACGACTTCGAGGCCTGGATCCTCGGCGTCCTGACCAGCTTGTGAGGTCCACATGATTCGGGTTGTTGGTATCGACCGGGGCGGGGTGTCCTACCAGGTGGTGGCCGGGACGAGCCCGACGGAGCTGGCCCGACAGGGCCAGGTCTATCCGGCCTCCTACGGCGAGACGGTGCACGGCACCGCGCGCATCATTGCCGCGCTGGCCGCCTCCGACGGGGAGCCGGTGCTCTCCACCCCGACCGGTCCAGTCGTCTCGCTGTCCTCCGACGACCCGAACTCGGTGCGTGCCTGGCTGGCCCGGAACACCGAGGTGATCACCGCGGTGAATGATGCCGTACCGGCCTCGATGGACTCGCTGGGCGATGCCGGTGGCCGGCAGGAGGTCTACTGATGGACCCCGAGCAGGACCCCGGGCAGGGCACCGCAGACGAGGAGGCTGGCGACGGTCCGGCCGCGGTGCTCGCCGACTACGCCGCCGAGAAGATCACCGCGGCGGAGACCCTGGAGCTGCTGGCCCGGGACGAGCCGGACACCCCGGTGCTGCGGGAAACCCTCGAGTCGATCGAGACCGACCCGGATGACCCGCGCTCCGGCTACTGGCCGGGCATTGAGGCCGCCTACGCCTCCGGACAGCTCTCCGAGGAGCAGTATGCGCAGCTCCGGGCAGCCGAGTCCGATTAGCCCGAATGTCGGCGTGCCTGACGGCTATCAGCGAACCTGATACTTAGCCTGGTCCGAGAGACGCACGGTGCTGACCTGCGTGCCCAGCACAGACGCAATCGGACGAGGAGCACAACAGAGCTATGTCCGTAGCAGAAATGGAACGAACGCTGCGCGATCGGGCCTCCGAGGTCAAGCAGCAGATGGATGACGTGTTCAACGCGGCGTACAAGTCCGAAGAGGGCGGCGCCGTGGTGGATGCCGAGAAGGCACGCGAGTTCCGCAAGCTCTCCGCCCAGGCGCAGGAGATCACCCGGGAACTCAAGGGCATCGGTGCGTACGGCGAGATCGGCGAATTCCTGGACGCCCCCGCCGGCCAGTCCCTGGCCGCGGCCCCGCCCGCGGTCAACGCCCCGCGCGGCGGCACCGAGGGCAAGTCGGTGGGCCAGCGTTTCACCGACAGCGAAGAGTTCAAGGGCCGCGACGGCGGCGGCATGATGCGTTCACCCTTCACGGTGGACGGGGACCTGCTCGGCGGGCTGGAGTCCAAGGACATCTACACCGGCTCCGGCGGCACGCTCACCAACTTCGGGTTCGGCACCGCCGAGCGCGAACCGATGGTGCAGCGCCCCCAGCGCACCGACCGGGTCCGGGACCTGTTCCCGGTGGCC